GTAGCACTATCGATATTGATGGTTTGACAAAGGCTCAAGATAAACTTAATGTCAAGCAGAATCATATTGGTAGAGACTTATCAAATGTAGATTCAAGGATTAGTTCATTGATTGACTCAATCAGCAATCTTTTGACAAAGGTAGATAGCAACAATCAAGAAATTGAAGCATTGAAAGCTGAGTTTGAGAAAAGAAATCCTACTCAAACTGAGAAATTAAATCTTCGCTCATTGGATTCATACCCATTCAATGTAAAACCAACAGATTACTGGGCACAGAAAGCTGCCGAAGGTGGATATGAAGCATACTCTGATAATGCAGAGCCAACAACTCAAGAATACACCATTACCAATGATGATGTTGATAATCCAGATGATGACATCGCAAAGACATTCTTTAAGATTGACGATGATGATGTCCAGACTCTTGATAAATTGTTCAATTTTTAATGAAAACAGTTAATTTAACAGAAGAATCATATAAAAAACTAATCAACGAGATTGGGTATGGTAATGATGACTTGGAGAACTTATGTTATGAGTTGAAATATAGTATAAGTGATGCTTCACAAGTCATCAGAGACCATATGGTAATGTGTGATAGACTTAATCAAGAGCCTAATCAATGTGTTGTTGAAATAGGTAAACATATTGATGAAATTAAAAAACTTTTGGAACAAATATGAAAAAGATTATAAGACTTACAGAATCAGAATTACATGATATTGTTAGAAACTCTGTAAATAAGGTACTTAAAGAAGGGGTTCCAGACCCATCTGATTTTCTTGCATATGAACCTGGAAATCAAGTAGATGATGAAGATGAGAGAGAACCTCTTTCTGATATTTGGAAAAGAAAAAGAGAAGATGCCATGATGAAGGAATCTATTAATGAAGCTGAAAGTGGAGGATGGATAGTTGATGCATCTGAAGCTGAAGAGGCATACAATATGGCAGCAGCAGAGTTCGGTAATGAGGAGTTGAATCAAGCAATTGTAAGATGCCTTGGCAATGAATCATTAGCTCAATGTCTTGCTTACATATTCAGACAATATGATTTCAAACAATGGCAGAGCAGATATGACAATATTCCTACTTGAAATGAAAAAAAAGTAGGAATATTTCCTGATATTTTCTTGTTTTTTTAATTTTTTTTTTATATCTTTGCAATACATTTAAGCACGTGTATAGACGTGCATCTAAAATAACTTTTTAATAACAAATCAATTTATGAGCAACAAGAATTTTAGCGTCAATATCGATGATGACGCAGTAAAGAATCAGTACGAACAAGAACAAAAACAACCAGTTAAGAAAACTCAGTTTGACACAAAGAATTATTTACAAGTAAGATTAGGAACAAACGAGGATTCTAAGACACTCACTATTAGACTGTTACCATTCTCCCCAGAAGGTGGTAGTCCATTCAAGAAAGTTTTTATGCATACCGTTAAGGTTAATAAGGAGGTTTCATCTAGTGGATGGAAGACTTTCGTGTGTCCAACTCACAACAAGAAAGATGGTGCTGTGATGGGCGATAGGTGTCCTTTCTGTGAGACATCAGCAAAGGCACGTGAGTTGAAGTCAAAGTCACTTGATGAACCAACAAAGAAGAAGTACGGTGATGTTGAATTCCTTAATCGTGTTAAGGAAATGTGGATTGTGCGCTGTATTGAGCGTGACCATGAGGAAGACGGTGTTAAGTTTTGGCTATTCAATTCTTCAAAGAAGAAGGATGGAGTCTATGACAAGATTATGAACCTTGCAAAGATTCGTTCAGAAGCAGCAGCCAAGAAGGGTAATACCTATAGCATCTTCGACCTTAATAATGGTCTTGACCTAGTTGTTACATTAACTAGAACCTCAGATAATAAGACAGCAGTACAAATCATTGATGCTGGTCTCCCTTCACTTCTTTCAGATGATTATGAACTTGGAGAGAAGTGGATTCACGATAGCAAACAATGGAATGAGGTATATACCGTTAAGCCTTATGATTACATGGAAATAATCGCATTGGGTGGAGTTCCAATGTTTAGCAAGGAGCACAACAAGTACATTGATAAGGAAGAACTTGATAAGATTAAGGCAGAGGCAGAACAACAGAGAATAGATGAGGCTCTAACAGAACCTACAAAGGATTTCTCTGATATTGCAGAATCTAGCGGTGTGAATATAATTGATGGTAATGACGTTAAAGACGATTATGAAGAAGATTTACCATTTTAAAAAGGCAATGTTACAATCAATATGAGCAAACTTTTCTATTTATATGGGTCAATGGCCTCTGCGAAATCTCTGAGACTATTGACCACTGCCTATAACTTTGAAGAAAAGGGCATACAAATAATGGTTTTGAAACCAGCATTGGATAC